TTATTACTTGGCATAGTCATAATTTTTGTCCTTTAAATTATTTTTGTCCTCTCAACTCACGATATAGTTGCCTCTGTTTGGCATCCTTCATGTTGAGTTGTTTAGGATCGATACGTCCAGGGACTTGACTGATATTTGAGCGTGTCTGAGTTGTTGATGGACCTGCTGCTCTAAAATGTGCGTTAGTATCGAGAAATTCTTTTACTAAATCTTCCACTCCGAAAGGTTGGCCTTTGTCCGAATAACGAACTGAGCCTTTGTCGTCCAGAACTTCTACTTCACCCGCATCATTCATACGAACATAGGGTTTTAACAACTGCTTTACCTGATTGGGATTAACAGCACCAAATTGTGCAGCACGATCCACTAAGGGCATATCCACGGTATAGTTTCTTATAATCTCATCCCTTTTACGGATTTCAGCGTCCTTGGTTTCTGCGAGTTGTTGGATGATTTTATCATATTCACCTCGCTTTTTTGCTTCTTCAGTTTTCTTGCGTTCATAGTCGCTTTTGATCTGTCGAAGTTCTTCAGGATCACCTAGGTCCTCCCATTGTTTAGTCAACTTTTTTGTGACGCTGCTTTTCAGCCTCGCCATCATGTCATTGACTTCTGCTTCACTATACATTTTTACTTCTGCCTGGCTTTTTACTGACTCTCCAGTGTCGTCATTGCCGATGTTTATATCGCTCATCGTGGGCTCACCTTCCTTTCGAAGTTAGATTTGGTTTTTACCGGATTAGTACTTCTTACCGGGTTTTTTGTTTTTCTTTTTCATTGGCATGTTATCGCCCCTTCTTGGTAAATCTTGCTTTTTGGCTCTTTGGTGCTGCCTTACGAGCAACACTCAGGGCTATAGCCACTGCCTGTTTTTGTTTCATACCAGGATGCTTACGCATTTCGTATGCAATATTACGTCCGATTGTTTTTCCTGAATAACCCTTTTTTAATGGCATCATTTGCTCCTTACGATAATGGGCCTTCTTGCCAACCTGCTTGAACCAGAGCCATGTGTTCTTCTTCAGTCTGAACCATTTTCTCTTCGCCCGTTTCAGGATTGTGCATGAGATGTGCAGCAATTTGTCTGTCTGCTGTGATTGCCATTAGGTATTTTTTCTCGACGGTTTCAGGATCGTCTTTGGCCTCGTAATCTACGACTTCTGGTAGTGTGGGATCCTCTAACATTTCCCTCAATCTAAAATCAATAATGGCAAGTGCTTCGGGACTGGTAGCGGCTGACTTAGCGGATGACAACTGACTAAACTCACGAGCATCATCCCGTATATTAAAACTTTTCGGATATTCTATTTCACCTTCCCAGGTTCTGCCCTGATATCTACCAAATATTTCCCATATCTGTTCTTCGGCTAATTCCATGTTGTTGGCTTTTGATGCTAACTTAGCACCGAGAAGTTGAAACTCCGTCTCGAGTGCCAGCCCGGACATCTCACGAGTGGCTGTGGCACGAATACCACCAGTGTTAGCAATCTTATCAATTTGTTCTTCCAACTTACGCACGGTATCGTGAATACTATTCACAGCCGAACTTGAAAATTCTAACGCATATGGATTAAGTCCCGGATCTGATCCTTCCTGAAGCACAATCATAGCACCTGCACCTGCTCCAACTTGTGCGGTAGGGGGAATCACAAGGGTTGGATGTGTGCCTAATCTCACTGCCTGTTCATTTTCTGAAGTCATGTTATAGATCATGCGACTGATATCCGCAATGTCATTGATATCTGAGACGCCAATACCTTTTTCTATTGAACGCTGATTATAGACTAACACAGCAGGAATCATGCCCAATTGATTTGGTTCGGTATAACGAAGGTTGGCAATACGATCTTGTTGGTTCATTTCCCATGTTTCGATTGTGTCTGGGCGCCATACCTTGACAACCTGAATACGATCAACAACTTCTTCTACGTATTTGAGATAGACTAACTCATAACTGCCTCGTTTAGTTCTGCGCCAGGTAAAATCACTGACTACCAGAGGTGTCATAAGATTTATATAGGGTCTGATACCTTCCGCCTGTTCCTGTGCGGCTGTTACTGCCCCTGTGTTGGGTTTAGTCAGAATAAGCCAAACATGTCCAAACACTGATGACCATGTTGCCACTTCATGCATGAAATCATCGAACGAACGTCCTTCATAATCACAGTCTTTGAGGAATTCTTCCACGTCCCACTGACCTGCCCAACTATAAAATTCTCTTTCAGGATGTTCACGAAATAAGAATGACGTATAGGTATCTATAACGCTGGCACAGTGATTAATATAGGGGGTGTTATATAATCTTGTCTGATATTCACCATCGTTTTCCAAAGCATAACGTACTAGATTTCCTGCATCACGCCATTCCTGTCCTCCCACAAAGGCCTGCATGAGGAACTGCCAACGATCTCTCCACTTGAGATAGAGTTGATGCGTCGAACTAAGTGCTATATAATCCTGTTGCAGCGTAAAATTACTTGATGCCATATTTGTTTGTCCTAACGTATCTTAATCTTATGCGTCCATGTCTTTATCGTTGGTGGCGGGTGAGAATGTCTAATTGGAAACAGATAATCAATCATATATCTGAGTGCATCATTCATATGGTCCAAACCCGAATCCTTGTCTGGTATGGTAGTGCCTTCTTTATAGACCTGCTTTTCCAGACTCTCAATCAGATATTTACATTTATTGTCAATAAACAGCGTAGATATGCCATTACTACTGCGCAATTTTGCATTTACCGCATTAACACCATCACGTATAGGCGTATGTGCATGAGGTGCTAATACTCTAAACGAGGCTTGGCGTAAAATGGTATGATCTGTTCTACCACTGGCTGATGTTTTACGCTGTGCGCCTGCTGGATCTGGATAGCAGATTATGGCCTTATTGGGATATCTAGAGTTAATTTCTCCAACCAATTCATCAGTGTTGGACCCAAATATACGTATTTCATCAATGATATAAAAATCCGAACCCGACTTTACGCCCACTACTGCACTCATTGGATCCACGTTAAAGTCAATACCAATATGAATTTCTCTCTGTTCTGGTCCTGAATAAGATTTAATGTTATTTTTTCTATCAAAGGCATAGAACACTCTGCCAGAAAATGTTTCGAAACTGGCTTCATACTCTTGCCGAAACGTGCGCTCATCTAAGGTTCTACGTGCGGCTAGAATTTCCTCTTCAGAAACATTTCCACCATCCAGTGTGGTGAATTGCCAACTAGACCATTCTTCGGGATATTCTGCGGCCATGGTCCATAAATCATGTGCCCAGTTTAGACCTTTGGGTGTTCCGATGAATAGAGCATGTCCCTCACGATCCGAAAGCGTGGGGCGCAGAGTTTCATACCATGCATCTGGATCCACATCCGCAAATTCATCAATGACCAAATAGTCTAAGCCCACACCTCTAAGGCTATCGTGATTGTCTGCTCCCTTGAGACTTATAGTGGATGCATTTTTTAATTCCAGACTGAGTTCGGTTTCATTGATTTTACGAACCCAACGAAGGTCCAATAATCTCTGTTTTAATTTCTTCCACGTTATCATCTTGGCTTGACGATAACTGGGTGCCACGTACCAAACCGTTTGATCTGGCAGCCTAGCATACCAACATAGTTGTCTAATGCTTAGGTGAGTTTTCCCGAAACGTCTGCCCGCAATGACTACCTTAAAACGCTGAGTTGCTTCTACTATCTTTTGTTGAGGCGTGCTTAGGGGCATTCACGATAACCTCTCATGAATGAATTGGCAATAGTCTGGATCTATTTCACAACCAACTGAATCTATGTTCATTTCCTTTGAGACTGCCAAGGTTGTGCCAGTTCCTGCGAAAGGATCAAATACTAGATGTCCTGGTTTTGCGCCAGCAACGTTGAGACAATGGCGAACTAGTTCTCTAGGAAATATAGCAGGATGTTTTTTATCGCCTTTAAGACTGCGTGAATCTTTGCCCATATAACCTGTGGTTTCATAGGGTATATGCCAACAGGTTGTTGTAGGTCTGCGTGTTCTACCAGTTCTACGCTGATTATCTTCTCTAAATTCAGGACGATATTCTACACTGCTTTGACCAAGGCTTATAGGTGTTTGACCTTTATGAGTAAAGTGCCAAATGGTTTCATGTCCGTGAGGTAGCACATATTTGGAGTTGATATTCACGGTTGAGCGACCATAGATATGTCCTTTGAACTCTACGGCCTTTGCCCATACTATATGATTTTGAACCTGCCAAGGTATTCTACGAGCAATGTCATAGGCAAGAAAAGGTTCTTTGCCATTACCTGCTATGTTTAGAAAAAGATGTCCTGAGGGTTTTAGTATGCGGCAAACTTCTCTCCATACCTGTGATTGCCAAGCAATATAATCCGTATGACGATCTTTATAGATATTATACTTTATACCTTTATTATAGGGAGGACTGCTGATACAAATATCAATACAAGCAGAAGGTTGTGCCCTCATCCAAGCCAAACAATCTTGATTATGCAGTTGATAGGTCATAGCCTCTTTAGCCAGCACCAACTTGGTGTTTCGAAATCTTTAAAACGTTCTCGTACAGCCCGACCAACGCCCCAATCACCATCGTGGTTATAGTCATGTCCCGCAATAACGCCACCTTGTCTAATTTTAGGTAGCCATGCGTCTATGTCCTGACAGACACTTTCATAATCATGCTGTGCATCAATGAACACAAAATCTAGGCTATGATCCGGATATAATTTGGCTGCTTCTGTGCTCCTCATTCTTATGGGATGAAAGTAGCCAATCACAGGTTCCATATTAGATAAAAATTCTTCATAGAGCCTACCTTCTTTGACAGATTGGTCAAGTTGATGTTCTTGTTCGTTTAGGCTACCTTCCCAGGTATCCACACAATCGAAATCAATGGCACGCCCAGATAGAGCAATTTCCACTGCCATAAACGCAGCAGAACGTCCCTTCCATGTGCCCACTTCCACAAAATGTCTGCGTCGGGGATCCTGTTGGGGCGGTGGGGTGTTATGAATCATATGTCGATATACCTGCTCAATACCGTCGCTCCATCCCTGAATACGTTGATAAAAATGATTCATGTTATTCATCGGTCCAGGGTAAGGGCAGATTAGATTCTGAATTTAGGGGAGTATCACTCATCGCCAAAATATTCTTGGCAAGGAATATCTGCACAGCAGCATTCATGTTTTGGCAGGCGTTGGTCAACATGGCACGCCTCAGGCTAATCTTAACCTGACTACGACCTTTTTCCAGTTCCGCGGCGAAATTACGGCTTATGGCATCTTCAGTGACGCCAAACCAATCTGCGATTTCTGTGTTCTTGCAACCGATGGCAGCAAGTTTAAACACTTCATCAGGGGGTACAATTTTCTTATCACGACCAACAGGCAAACCCAAAATGGTTTTTTCTGTTAGTTGTTTTGGCTTTGGTCCTGTTTTCTTTTTTGGCTTTGGAGTTTCTTCTGTCATTGGGAAAAATATTTATTATCCCAGCAACAAAAGCCACAAAAAAACCCGGTATTACCCGGGTTTTCAGTTTCGTAATGTCTAAGTTAATCTGGGAATTTACTGCTTATGGATTTTAGTTTATCTCTATATGCAATTAGATCGTTTAGATACTCTTGCATAGCCATGCTATGGCATAACGTATTAGCCGCGGTATGTTTTTTACTGGTTAAATTGCAGGTTATTTGTTCTGCCTGCCAGTGTTCCCCACGTTGTCGATAGTACTCGCTGAACTTACGGTTTTCCCATTTTTCTCTTTCCTTTTGTTGGAAATAGGCATGACTCACGCTGCCAATAATCATGCCAATAACCGCACTTAGGAACATTTAAGTTTTCATGTTCAGCATACCAATTTAAACATTTTTACGTTAGATTCACTTTTATTATCATATAGGTTCCAAGGAATGTCTCGTTTTCCAGATTCTGTTAATTTACCACTTTCGTATATCTCATTATAGACAGAAGTCCAAATCATCTTTTTGCAATCAATCTTAATATGTGAAAACATTATATGAGGATTTCTTGTTCCATCACCATTTCTTGAGAAACGATTATCTTCCCATCGTGCCCATACAAACTTATATCCATCATTATTTGATATATTTGCAACATCTAAATAACGATGAATCTGAACTTGACCCGTATCCATATAATCTATTCTTACCCATTGTGGATCTTTGGCTGCTACTGAACAACTGAATAATACCATTGACGAAACAGCAAGGTTTTTTAAAGTTTTTCTCATGATATTAACTTTTTCTCAACGATTACGCTGGATAATTTTTGGATTGAAATAATTAACAACCCACTTAAGGCAAAGGTCTGCCACATTCTAAAATCAAAGGTAACAGAAAAAATAGAGACCGCAGGCATAATTATGCAAAACAAAGATACCAAAACAATTCGTTGTTGTTTCGCAGCCTGTTTTCCTGCAATAATCCAGTCTTTGCCATGATCTCTACCACAATGAGCACAGACTGGAACAATTTTTACTGAACTACCACAGTGTTCGCATTCTTTCATAATTCGCTCCTAACTTGTTTAGTTCATATATTATAGCAAAAAATGGTCATAGGGTCAATCTTGTTGTTTTTTCACAACACTATATTTTTCTGCAGGTTATCTCTTTGTTGGTCATTGGACATTGGAATGAAGTGCATCTTTGGTATTCACCGTTGATGCGTTGAGAGTATTCTTCAAAATCACAGCCCGTATCACCACAGGCTGTGAGTAGGATGGCAAGGAGGACTGTATATTTCACTAAATGCTCCTGTTGTTTTTATACAACTTAGTCAATCTCAGGTTCTAGTAACTCATAGGCCACATGATCTTGAATATCACTAAGTTCAGTTTGAAAATCTAAACCTAACTTATTTGCGATTTCATTTGCTTCTGCTAATAATACAACTAAACGATTTAACTGTGCTGTTCGGTCCATAATAAGTCCTTAGGTGTTAGTAGCAAGTCGCTACATTCATATAATAGCAAAAAGAGGGAGCACGGTCAAGTGCTCCCGTAGTGTGTTGTTATAGAACAACGGTTCGTGGCTCTTAAGCGACAATATCAAATAAAGAATAAAACTTACTCCATCTCATTCTTTCGCGGGGTTGGAAGAATAAGTCCATTTCTCCCTTGAGATATTCACCACGATATCTTAATTCATTTCTATAACTCTTAAATTCACCATCAAGCACCTGTCCAGTTTTTTTACTCATAACCAGGTAGTCTAGACTACGAATCCACTCAATCATGTCTTCTGCCCAATAACCAAACTTGCGACATTGATTGGCACGTATCTCAAGTTGCAGTGTGGGACGATTGGCTTTTATGGTTTCTTGTGCTCCCTGGAGAACAAAATATTCATAGCCCTCAACATCCAACTTCATAAATCCCACATCATGAAATTCATAAGAATCTAGAGTTTTAACCTGCACCTGCGTTGAGGCCCTGCGACGTTCTTTTGGTATACGTTCTGCCCATTTGGTTCCAGTCCATCGTGGTCTGTCTGCATTGTTTAAATGGTTATGCCCACCATTTTTCTCATGAAGAATGATCTCGGCGGTTTTCTCACATTCTCCCAGAGCCACTTCATGAAGATGGCAGTTTGTGATCTTATTTTCTCCAATGGTCAAATGCCATAGTTCAATATTCATAGGAGTGGGTTCAAAACATTCAACTATGTGAAATCTTTCACTATACTGCACTGCTGAACAGGCCATATTGGAACCAATATCAATACATCTTGTCCAGTTGTCAATTAGTGTTTGGGCAAAACGAAAATTGGTATGTTGCCAATTGCCAGAAGCAGTAAAGCGACTACGATAGAGATTATCATCTCGTTCAATCCAATATATTCTACCATCTGGGCTAGCAATGCGTTCGTATTTTGGGTTCATAATTTTTCCTTGTTCAACTTACTCTGGGCTATGGATACCCCTGCCCCGGGTATTAGTAAGGTCTCTGTCATCCACTGACTTAATAATTTATATAGTATAATAATTTAACTTTGATGTCAATGATCTTTAAGCCCAATCTCTAAGTTCGAAGCCCATGAGTATGGCCATGGTCTCAGTGGGAGTATCTTGCCAAATAATATAGCAGTCTAGAGTGTGATCATATTCTAATTTTTCTAGAAATGCTCTGACCTGTTCTATCTGTTCTAGGGGCCAAAACACATATTCCAAATCCTGCCTAGATATGACCTTAAACTTTCTTCCTGCCCTCATCAACTTCTGAAAACGTAGAATTTTTAATAGCCAGACCTCCGATAACCCCGTAGGCGGTGAGTTGTGCCAGGTGTTCCCTAGCCATTTGCCTATCTGAGTAGATAAATGTGGCTGTTTCCCCTTTTTGCAGTTCGAAATGCAGTTGATAGCGAGTATTGGAAGTTGTTCCAAGTAAAGCACCTCTTTGTTTTACCATTACCTTTTCCTTAATTAACTCCATTCTTGGATTTCAGTTTTCAATTCAGTGCCCCAATAGCGACTATTGCGCAGCCTGATTTGATCCAATCTTGATAATATCATTACATTGTCATGACTCCATGGCAATTCCGGATTACGACGAGTCATTGACAGATCATCAACACCTCTACCTCTCTGAGCCCAGGTGTTTTTATCTCGCCATATTTGGCACCATTGGTCGAATGTTATTTCCCACCCTTCGCCACGATAGCGTGCCTGATACTCTGCTTGTCTATAAACCTTATAACGATCTATGTCAAATGAGTCTTTGAGGCCATGTCGTGATTTATTCATATAAAGTGTCTAAGTTTATTTCCAATGAATGGTTCTATGGTAAATGCCAATTTGACAGGCCAACCATTACGAATACGCCTACTTATGGTTTCGGGTTTCATACCTACCTGTTTGGCCCAATCTGCTAGGATTCGTGTGCGTCCTCGATAGGTGATAAAGGTATTCTTATGTCCACCTCTGGCTATAATTTTGTTGTCCTTAGTCCACTGAATATTTCCAGGTACATAGCCCACATCATGATTGCGTCTAGCAAGTTTATCACCGGGTTGGGGTTCGCCAATCTCAGATAAGATAAAATCACGGAATACGTCAAAATCATCTAGGCCCACACATTCTAGATTACGATAATATTCATATTGGCTGTTTTGAGGATTTAACATTTTATAACGCACACTTTTCCATTTATGCCAAACAGGATCCTCAGTGCGGAACTTATAGTAGGTCTTGGTCTTTTTTCTTCTAGTCATTTTTTATTTCCCAATAATATTTATTAGCACTTATTCAGTGAAGAATTTTTTCATTTGCAGTTGATTGCGATAATGTTCATATTTCCTCTGCCCCTGTGCTGCCACATCACAGATTAGGATAGCACGTTCTCCCAATTCAGTAGCGGCTATGCGGGGTCGTTGTTCTGAATCTACGTATAGACTATTTCTCAGTTGATCTGCTAACCAAGCAAATATATTCTGTGTGGGTGATGAGACATCTGCGGAACCTGTTTTCAGCATACGCAGCAGTAGTGGTAGAAAATCCGTTTCGAATTTCTGCCAATTTGCTTTCTTAAGGGCCTGATGTTTATAGTCAAGCATCCATTGACTGACTTCTATGAGACATTCACAATCATCAGACCTAAGTATAACCTGGGACATATTATTACTCCTCCTATTGAGTAATAATATTTATTGACTTTTGGAAAAAAACCTGGTTTTGACACGTTATACCTGTTGCTGCTGGAGTTTTGTCTGTTCACTGGCTAATGCACCCATATGTTCTACTCCTAGTTCCTGGAATTCCTTAGATTCCCTTAGAGTCAGCCATTTAATCCATTTGACATGTTCAGCGCAGTAGAGTGCGGGACGCAAAACGGGCTGTCCTTTGACATATCTATCAATAATCACCACACGGCAATTGTGGTGCTTATCTAATTGATTTTTATATCCCTGTTTCATTTTAATTTCCTTTGGTAAAATAATATATGATTTTTTCCATAATGTCAATATATTATTTGCTCATTCTTATTTGCCAAAAAGTCTTAGGGCGCTGTCTCTGATCATGTTTTGGATTAATCCAAATGTCTTGACAATGAAGATTTCGTCGTTGCTGTGCCAAGGTAATGCTTTCCTGTGTCAATGGTCTCATTAACTCAAATTCATATATACTGACACCAGCCCACCATTGGCGTTGTTCTGGATTATACCAAACCACACATTGACACCAAGGTTCCACTTGAGTAAGTATTTTGCGTCCAGGACGATATTCCTGTGCCAAATGAAACTTACCTCTATAGGGTTTTACTCCGAATTTTTGTTTGATATCTGCTACTTGGCAATCACTCCAATCTTTAAACCAAGTTCCACATTCTGGTGGAAGATATTTGGTAAAGTTTCTTCTATCCGTGGTCAGTTTGGCTATGAAATCTGCATCAGTACCATCAATGAGATTTAGGCGTATTTTTAGTTTATAATTTTTATCGTCATTTTTAAACAATTGGAGATATGATTTCACAACCATATCTTGCTTGATTAAATCAGTGGGGGGTGTAGGGTGTGCTATCGCACCAGGAACTTCTCCACGCGGCAGAGCCGCCTCCGTCTGGCCCGGATCGAGGGGACAAGATGAAGGTGGGGTGGAATCCCCACAAAAAGAAAGAGATGAGGAAGTCATCTCTATTATGTTATCTTTTTGTTTTCTTTTTGTTATCTTTATGTTATACTCTACACCCCTGTCCTGATTAAGAGGTGCTGTGATCTGTGATGAGTTGGTCATTTTTTTATCTCCTTACTATCTCATTATTATTTATTAAGTCTATAAAATAATCTAGAAAAATCAGGTTATTTTTAAGCCACAAAAAACAAAGGCCCGCATTGCACGGGCCTTTGACAATCTTGCCGGATTGTTGGTGGTAATGTCCGAACCACCGTTTATGTTAAAAACTCAGGAATAATAGGAAATTGCAGGACGGAGGAAAAAGTAATGCCTTTGAGATAGTATTTTAAGGAGAATCCGTCTTGCACAATTATTTATAACCACCACAGGGAATATGTGTTTTTTCCCGGCAAATACCACAGATTTTTAACCATACTCGACGCTGGCCTTCATGCTCCATAGCGTATACGACTCGACGATTGCTCACAGATTTACCACAATCCTCACAGGTATAAATTGTTTTTATTTCGATGTTAAGGGTGGGCTTATTACTACGATAAAAGTTTTTTCCAGCGAATTTTAATTCTCGTATAGTAAGATTATTATCACATATAGTCTTAAACTTTTCTCTATCCAAAATCGCCTCTTTTAATGGAATTTTACCACATAAACGGCAGAAAATAACGCAATTATGGCACCAATTCCCGTCTTAATTGCCAATTGCACAACGAAGGTTTGAAAACTATCAATAGTACGTTGAATACCTCGAACTTCAGTTTCTATGTCGTCCAGTCTGCGATTGATTTCGGCATAACGCTGTTCACAGAGACGTTCGTGCGCCTCAAGTTCTGTCTGGCTCATGATATTCTCTACTAATGCGGCTAATTTTAACGGTATTCATTCGCCATTCCTCATTGAAATCACTCTGTTCGAATGTGTGTGAACGATCCTCTTCGGGCCAACACGATAACAGCATATTTGTCAGTTCTACTGCGTCATTTGGACTCCAATTACGTCCAGTAAGGAAACTGACGCTGACTTCTGTGTCTGCGTCATCGCCATAAAAGTAAAAATCATTCTTCTTGATTAGTTGGGCTAGGGGTTCGCGATCCACATGAATTTGATATGGTGCTCCCTCTGTGCGTGCTCTAAATTGTGTGGCTATTTCTCTTAACATATTATTGGTCCCAGGGCAAAAAAGTATATTCTTGACGATGTGCATCAACGTTATACTTACTCTGAATAGTCTGCTCCGCTATTTGTTTTATAACTTCTTGAGCGGTCTCGCCTAATAATTGTTTGACCCAATCAACAACCTGTTCTCGGCTAAGCGTATGCCAATCTTGAAATCCTGTTTCTGTGAATGGCACGGATATAGCACCACTTATATAACTTTCCCAATAAACATCGAAACCTTCTTCTTCATACTTACTATAAAAACTATAATGAAGATCCGTTATTTTTTTCATATGTTTTAGGTCATCGGATGAAAAACTCATGCCGGTTATTAACCACTCGTGTTTGATATTATCTTTATTCATATTATGGTGCGCTCCCTGGACCCATTGGGCTGAATGATGCTGTTCCAGCACCGTTTAATGTGGGAAGTACTGCGGGGTTGCTTAATTTGGTATAAGTTGCGGTAGTTCCAAGAGTTTTTCTATAAACATTAAAAACTGGGCTTGTATATTGAGTTACCGCTAAAAATTCTCCATTCGCACTCCACGCTATTCCATTGCAATTGCCTGTGGGCAACGTAGGATTGGCTATTTTCTCATAGGTGCTGGTAGTGCCTTTTCTGTTATAGATTGTCACATATGGACTAAGATTATGCGCTACTGCTAATGTTTCTCCGTCAGGTGAAAATGCTCCACTATAACCATTCTGTGTTGGAGCCACTGCGGGATTTGCTACTTTGGTAAAGGTATCCCCCGAACGATTATATATGGCTTGAAAAGGCGTATTAAATGTTCCTGCCCATAATGTTACCCCATCTGGGCTCCACGCTAAACTTCTCACGGAACCCGGTGGAAGGGTGAGAAAACTTGATGTTGATATTTGAGTAAATGTGTCAGTGTCGGGATTAAAATTATAAGCACCTATATATGGCGAAGCATTTAATCCGATTGCTAAAGTTGTGCCAGCAGGATTCCACGCACAACAAATTGCCAAACCATTAGGAAGGGGACTGGGGTTGGCTAATTTGGTAAAAGTATCACCATCTCTCTTAAATGTGGTTATAAATGGTGTTCCTTCGCTGGCATGACTAACATATTTGCCGCTGGGATGCCAACTTGGAGTATAATTGCAATTGGTAGTTGGTCCTGCTGGAAACGCGGATAACGCGGTCCAAGTTCCTCCATCGAAATTATAAGCCTTAATAAATGGTGAGGATCTTAAACCTTCGATTAATGTTGTACCACTTGGGTTCCACGAGCATCCTACGCCATATGTGCCTGCGGTGCTTGATATATTATTAGTATACTTGGTAAAAACGCTGCCATCTTGACGATAACAGGTAAGGAAACTGGCACCACCATTTGAAAATATCAGTGTCATATCACCTAAAAACTTACCGCTGTGATTACTGAATAGGGGCATTATCTAAATCCTCTGCTTAGGCTGGCATAATAATTTGTGCCATCATAAAACACGCTGATAATATCTGTGGCACTGGCATTTGTGGATAATACTTTTGCCGCACCAGCAAACTTCATGGTGCTGGTTAGTGTTCTACCTCCAGTACCATCCTGTGTTATAATCAGTGTGGCATTCGATCCGGTTATGGCATTTGTCAGAGTTGATATTGTGACATTACCAGTCAACATCATACGATGAATTGTGGCTGTGTTTACGTCAGGTTGATATGTGCCAGCGGCAACTGCTCCCCATTCATAAACTGATTCTGCCAATCCTTTGACTGTTACCGTGCCTGTGAACACGCCGCCTGCTGTGGGCATAAAATCACCACCACCGCCCCCGCCTGCTGGTCCGCTGGGTCCTGATGGGCCTTGTGGTCCTTGAGGTCCAGCACCTTGTGGTCCTTGGGGTCCCTGTGGTCCTACTGCGCCCGTTGGTCCTTGAGGTCCCTGTGGTCCGGTATTACCAGTTGAGCCCTGTGGTCCGGTTGGCCCCTGTGGTCCAGCAACGCCTTGTGGTCCTTGGGGTCCTTGAGCGCCAGTATCCCCCTGTGCTCCACTTGGTCCTTGGGGTCCTTCCGGTCCAGTGGGTCCTTGAACGCCTTGTGGTCCCTGGGCTCCGGTATCTCCCTGTGCTCCACTTGGTCCTTGGGGTCCTTCCGGTCCAGTGGGTCCTTGAACGCCTTGTGGGCCTTGTGCTCCGGTATTTCCCTGTGCTCCACTTGGTCCTTGAGGTCCTTGAGGCCCGGCTACGCCTTGTGGGCCTTGTGCTCCGGCTACGCCTTGTGGTCCTTCCGGTCCAGTGGGTCCTTGAACGCCTTGTGGACCCTGTGCGCCTGCAACGCCCTGGGGTCCCTGTGCTCCGGTATCACCTTGAGCACCCTGTGGTCCTTGAGGGCCTTGTGGACCCTGAACACCCTGTGGTCCTTGAGGGCCTGCTGGTCCTGGTGCTGGTGCAAGAGTTGTTAACACATATGAATAATGCTGTGTTCCTTCAGTATAAAAACTAACAGTATGGCTTGATGCGTCATTGTTAGTTACCCATAATTCTACCAGCATTCTTTGATTAAGACTAACTGGAGTAGTTGGTAAAGTTATTGAACAGATGGTTTCTGCTGGGTTAGTTGAACTGCCGCTCCAGGGAATTGTGGTTGAATCAGTGTCTCCAACCGTTGAGATAACCGTGCCAGTGTTGTCTGCTAATTTTAGTCTGGCAAATGCTTGAACATCATCATTGCTGGCAGGTTTGCTATAATATAATCTAAATGATTGCACACCACCTGGAATTATGGTAAAATCGAATGGATCTGATATATAGGTATCTACTAACGCACTTGAACTGCCCGCGACAACCGTAGTCACTGTGTTTTGAGCGCTTGCGGTTGGAGTTTCACTAAGCACATTATAGGCGAATGTTGTTGTGGTTTGACTATAGTTAAAGTAGTAGGGACGTCCTGAACTATAGCCAGCAACTCCTTGTGGTCCTTGGGGTCCAGTCACGCCTTGCGGTCCCTGTGCTCCCTGTGCTCCACTTGGTCCTTGGGGTCCTTGTGGTCCGGTAGGCCCTTGAACTCCTTGGGGTCCTTGAGCACCAGCAACACCTTGGGGTCCTTGGGGCCCGGCTACGCCTTGAGGACCTTGCGCTCCCACATTACCAGTTCTAGCAAATGTGATTGCACATTGTTCTAAATTACTTGGAATATTGCCGCTTAGAGGTGAAACACTGACTCTATACCATCCACCGGCATCTACTAAACTGGTTATTTGAAATATTGCTAGAGTAGCATCTGAATTATTATTGCTTACTATGGTTAGGATGCCTTTTTCGGAACTGGTAGAGTCATCCCAACTCTTAATGAAATCATCTATGCCTGTACCTGAATAGGTATTACCGTTAATATATATAGTGGTTATACTGCTAAATGAACCGTTATTATATTTAAAATAACCTGACCCTGGGTCGGAGTTTGCAGTATTAGTACTGAATAGATATTGAACACCACCTTTGTCTCCCTGTGGTCCCTGTGGGCCTTGAACTCCCTGTGGACCCTGTGCGCCTGCAACGCCCTGGGGTCCTTGAGGTCCCGTAGGTCCTTGAACTCCCTGTGGGCCCTGTGCACCAGTCGATCCCTGTGCTCCACTTGGTCCTTGGGGTCCTTGAGCGCCAGTCGATCCCTGTGCTCCACTTGGTCCTTGGGGTCCTTGAGCGCCAGTTGAGCCCTGTGCTCCGCTTGGTCCTTGTGGTCCTTGAGGTCCTTGAACGCCCTGTGGTCCTCTTGCTCCACTTGGTCCCGATGGGCCCTGTGGACCCTGTGCGCCGGTTGCGCCTTGACTACCACTTGGGCCTTGTGGGCCCTGTGCTCCGGTATTACCCTGTGCTCCACTGGGCCCCTGTGGACCTTGAGCACCGGCAACACCTTGAGGTCCTTGAGCACCGGTATTACCCTGGGCTCCACTTGGTCCTTGAGGTCCCTGTGCGCCAGCAACGCCCTGGGGACCCTCTGGTCCTTGGGGTCCTTGAGGTCCTATGACACTTGTTAATGATGTCCAACTTCCATCACCTCGCAGATAAGTTGAGGTTGATGCCACCCCTTGGGTTTTGAACATGCTTACTGGGACTTTGTTTAGACTCATAATTATAACCTTTCTATTCTAACATAATTATTAGTCCAGTTTGCACCCCTAACCATTAATATAGTATATGCATTACTTTGGTCCCCTAATAATATAGTAAACCTAAACATTGGATTATCTGGGCTCATACGACGAGAAAATACTATGGAAGCAGAAGTGTTTATAGATACCGCAGAATCAGCATCTATGCTTTGACTATCTTGACCACCGTTATATATTATTTCACTACCGCCATATATGCT